CTTGGTGGCTTCTTCGACTTCCTTGCGGGTGCCTTCAGACTTGGCGCGTTCGAGTTCAGTGACCTTGGCGGCGAAATCATCGCGCTCCTTCTTGGTCATCTCGTACTGCTCGCGGAACTGCTTGATTGAGGTCGGTTCCGGCTTGGCGGGTTCCGTCTTCGCAGCAGGTGCGGACTCTTCCTTCTTCGGAGTGAACCGATCTAGGTTGAACAGGTCTTCAACCTTCGGCTTCGGAGCTTCGGCAGCCGGGGTAGTGGTGGCAGCAACTGGGGCCGGCTCAGGAGCGGGAGCGGGAGTTGGTGCAGCAACAGGCGCAGGCATCGCTGAACCCATCGGGTTGTCCAGACCTTGCCCTTCGATAGCGTCGATGCCGGAAAATGCTTCGGAATAATCTGCGCCCCGTTCGGTTGGGGCATCTGGTGATAGCAGCGGGTTCATTCGAGGTTCTGATTAAGAGTCGTTTTTTCTTTTCGCATTTCCACCAGACCATTCAGTTCCTCGATGAACGCACGCGCACCGGCGCGCTTGCAGTTGGCATTCCAGCCATGCTGCGGGTTCTCCGAGGGCGGAAGGTTCCAGCAGAAATTATTGAAGGCCGCCAAGAGCGCGGCTTGGAGTTCGGGCGTTTCGAGCATTCGCTCGACTGATTGGAGGCGCTGCTTGTCGCGCTGAAACTCTTGCTTGGGGGATTGTATCATTGGTTAAGGATGTCGGCCTGAGTCTTGAGATCCATGGCGGCAATGTCCGCCCGAGTGAGCGCACCCTTGCGCTGAGCCTCGGCGATCGTATTGGCGTTCTTGCGCTGTTGATCTTGCTCGAAGGCCACCTGCTTCTGGACGCGCTTCTGCTCGGAGTTCGCGGCAGCGATCTGAGCCTTGGACTGCGCGGTGATGAGCATCGACTGGATCTTCGCAGCGGTCTCGGCATCCATCCCATTTCCAGCTGCGCCCGCTTCGGCCTGAGCCTGAGCTTGCTGCTGAAGACGCTGCACGTAGCCCTTGATGTAGTTCGAGGCCTGAGCGATGCCGTCGTTGTAGAGCTTCATGTTCTGCTCTTGGCCGGGGTCCTGAGCGATCAGCTGCATCTGCTCCTGGATGTGCTGAATGACGTTGGCCAAGCCAAGCACGCGTTCCATGGTCGGCATACCGTTCTGTTCCTTCTCGATGCGCCCGATAGCGCCACCAAGCATCTGGAGAAGCGTCTGGATGTACTCGGGCCGATTGATCGAAGTCGCGATAACCACCGGCTGACCGTCGATGAGCGTGCCCCACGCCATCGTAGCGCGCTCGACGGCCGGCGAGACGGGTTTGTTGTCCACCGGTGCGAGACGATTCGCCAAGAGGGGGTCGTCGGTGTTGGCTTCGACGTACATGTGAACCACCTCGGCTTGGGAATCCGGTGCTAGCAACGGGCGGATGGCCATGAGGCGGTCAGCCTGCGCGATCTCGAGCATCTTGTTGCCGGAGCCCATGACGCGCTCGGGCATGATGTCCCAGCTGTCGAGGTTGTTGAACACGGACGGATCGACGCCTTCGGCTTCGCACTTGCGACGGAACTGAACGCAGTCGGGATGGTCGATCGTGCAGAACCGGCGAGCGATCTCGCGGTACTGGAAGGTCTGCTGGGTGTAGGCGCGGGTGAGCATCGAGCCCATGAGCGCATTGGCGTTGTTCACGCGAGCCATCACCTCGGTCGCCGTGAGTTCCTTCGATGAACCGTCGTTCACGTCCTGCGTGTAGGCCGCACTGGACTCGGCCATGATCTGTCGGTGCATGGCCATGGCGCCCGAGAGCATCGGGTAGTCCAGCACGTGACGTTCGGATTGCGGAACCCATGAGAGTCCTTCCGGGATCACGCCCATGTTGAACAGGTCGATCTTCTCCATCCGCTCAGCGTCACCGTCAGCGACGTTGCGGAAAAGCCACAGCATCTGCTCGAACACCGAGTCGGTGAATTTGCAGCGCATCCGATTCTGGAGATGGCAGACGGAGTACAGCAGGTATCCGAGTGACCGCACGGAATGCCAACGGAACGGAGGCACCACAGCGCCGTCGGCAAACTGGACGTGCATCAGTTCAAAGATGTCGCGGCCGTAACACCGATCTCCCGCATCGAAGAGCCACTGTCCAGCGGTCTGCATATTGCCGATGCCGCTGTTGTACTGGTCAACGATGATCCGGCGGCGCCAGGAGGGGTCGTCACTGGTCGTGTCCAGGAAGTAGAAGTCGTAGCAACGCAGCACCGGCGTCGCGTCGGAACCCCAGTAGCCGGAGTTCTCCTTAAAATCTTCCTCAATCTTCTCAGGGAAGTATTGGCCGGACCAGTCGTTGACCTGGAGGCTGGTAGCCTCGCGTTCGATCATCGCTGCCAGCAGCTGGTTCACCAGCGTCAGATTCCAGCCGGGGTCCACGTTCTCACCACGGGTCATGCGGATCAGGTCCTGAGCCGTAAAGGACGTGTAGATCGCGAAGTGCGACAGGTTCTCCATCGTGGTCAACGTGTTGGTCGGGACCAAGATGTCCTCAGTGCCGCGAGCCGATGGGCACCAGTCGCGATCACGAAGCCAAGTGACTGGCCCGATGCCGTGAAGCACCGTGGCCGCAAACTGAGACTCCAAGACCGTGGAGTATTTCGGAGACCGCTTCATCACGCGGTTCAGCTGCTTCGTGATGATGTTGCCCCACTGGGTGCGCTTGTCGCGGGGTCCGATGTCGAGACCAACCGAGAAGTAATTCTGCGGCTTCAGGAACGCGTTCGTGAACTGCTGGCGAGAGGCATGGATGATCCGGGTGCCTTCCAGGAAGTTGACGTTCGTCTGGATGCGGTTGTCGCGTGCTTCCTCCTGGGTGTATGGAGGGTTGCCGTTGAAGCAGGAGTTGATGCGCGCTCGGTTGCGGGAGCGCGGCTGTTCCGCTTCGAGCATGGCGCTAACGACGTTCCAGACTCTGCTGGGTTCCTTGAAGCTCATATCGGTGTCAGATTGCTTTCCGTTCGTGCGAAATCCAGCAATTATCGGGCATTTCGGTCTTGCCAAGATACGAAAGAGGGACCCAGACCTTCAGCTTCAGGTAGCACCCGCAGACTTCGCAGGTGCCAGCAAGCCCCTCCCCTTGCAGAAACATCGCCATGTCATTGCGCGCCTGTTCCTGCTCCAGAATAGCCTCAGCCACGGTCTTGGTAACCGACCGTGCATCCGTGGGTTTGTTGTGAATACAGCGGTTGCAGGTATCAATGCGATCCTGCGCCTGCCGGCGATCGACAGGCGTTCCACCATCACCAAGCCATTCGGCTAGGATGCGCGCTCCTTGAGCCGTCTGGCGCAATTTAGCGGCCGCACGTGCGACAGCCTGAAACCCTTGGTTGTACATTGGATCCTGGTGTTGAGTACGTGGACGGAAAGCGGGCCTTGGTGTAGTTCTCTAGGTCCAGTTGGGCCTTCTCGAGTGAAGCCGGTAGACCGTTGGCGGCCCGATGCTGCGCGATGATTCTGGCCGTTTCGTAGAAATCATCGTTCATCGGATTGGGTTTATTCCACTTGGTTTCGGGCTGGTAATACTGCCATCCACCGTTGGGGAACGAAGTCAGATTCATGTTGCTCATACGGCAGCATTAAAACGGGAGATCGTCTGAATCGTCCAGATCAGGCTTGGGAGCAGCTGGGGCAGACTCGCGGCGCGGAGCCGGCGCAGCGCCTTCATCGCGACCCTTCAGGAATTGGAAGGTCTCAATCATGATCCGAGTGGTGGACCTCTTCTCGCCGGTCTTCTTGTCGTCCCACTCTTCCCGAGTCAGACGTCCCTCAACCAACAACGGATGCCCCTTCTTGACGTACTGGGCGATCGTTTCAGCCTGCTTTCCAAAGGCCTTGCACTCAGCATAGTAGACGTCTTCCTTTTCTTCACCGGACTCAGTCTTCCAGCGGCGATTGACTGCCATGCTCAGGTTGCAGACGGCGGTTCCCTTCGGCAGGTGCTTGAGTTCTACGTCGCGGGTCAGGTTTCCGACTAGGATGACTTTGTTGAATGAGGCCATAAGATTAGGAGTAGGTTAGCGAATGTTGAGACTCCACTGACCGGCGCTTGTCAGACATACGCGTCAGCCACTTTGGTGTCTGTCGCTTGACAATACCAACACCGTGGCCGCCTGCAATCTCAAAACCGTTTCGGCGCGCCATTTCGAGCGCAACCACGAACGAATCCCACAAGTCAGGCGATCGGCCCATGCGTTCCTTGGTCTTGTGCTTCGGCTCCACGTCGATCAATCCAGTACGGGCGATACCCCACTCGCGCATCGCACCTTCCTCGGCGACTTCACGGGGCAGTTTCCGCAACTGCTTGGATTCGATGAGTAGGCGAGACGAATACCAGAGCGCAGTCACCATCTTGCCGTAGGCCTCGCGCTCGGTCTTCGCATCCCCCTGGCGTACCGGACGATCCAGTGGCTTCCCGCCGAACTCAATCGGAACCACCTGCGGAGACCACAGGCGAGCGAACGCAGACATCAGTGTGCCGCGTCCAGTGGAGTCAAACCCCACCTGCTCCGGGTTGATATTGCGCTGCTTGCAGTACAGCAACACGTACTCGGCAATTTGCTCTTCGGCCTGCTGTGCCTTTACAGCCGTGACCGGAATCACGATGGGCGGCTCCGCGAATGCTAGCACCGTGCGACCGGACGCATCTGGTCCGAACTTGAGGTCCGTCATAACGCATCGGTCACCGCCGACGCCTGAGTACGCAGCGTCGATGCCGATCACTCGGATGATCTTGTCAGCGCGGTCCCACGCGACATCGTCGAACGCTTGGTTCTGCTCGCACAACGACATCGTGACCACGCGCCTGGTGCCACCGTCCCGAGGCAGCAGACCGAGGTTCATCATCGAGAACTGCAACGAGTCCCGGCCGTAGTAATCGAGGTCCGCCTGAATCTGCTCCGGCGTAATGATGCCTCGATACGGATTCGTGCCCTTGGGGAATTTCGCATTCGGCGTGTCGTATCCACACAACTGGACAGCCAACCCACCGGGCGCCCGCGTTCTCCAGGTGCGCGTCTTCTCCAAGTATTCGAGACCCTCCCAGCCGCCGAATGTCGGATGCGGTTCGCACACTACGCCAAGCGCATCATTGCGGTCCTTGGGGTTGCCCATCGCGATCAGCTTGAACTCGGGGTTCTTGCGAAGGTTGGCCACCGAGTCCAAGAAACCGCGCCCCATCAGCGAGGCTTCGTCCGCGATCAACATCACGCGGTCGTTCTTCAAGCCGACGTAGTTCGAGAGGCCGACAAAGGTGCCGCCCACCTTGCACGCTACACCGATGATGCCGTCTCGAAAGTCTTGCGCTTCGGCGTCTTCATCTGAACTGGTCAGGATGAACCGGCTTTCAATCACGCGGCCCGGGAGCCACTCGCGACGTTCCTTGGCTTTGTTGTGAAGCTCTTTGATCGAGCCCCAGATTCGCAGCTGGAGACCCTCACGCGTCGTTGACGACATGATGATCGAGGTGCCCTTCGGCCAGATGTAGAACGAGCACAGCCCAAACGCTGCGGAGTTGTACGTCTTGCCAGATGAACCCGGCCCCATGATACCGACCTCTTGGTTCTCGACGAATGCTTGGATCAGAAGCTCCGACCATTCATGCCAGTCGAAGTGCGGCCACAGCGCCGTCATGGCAGCGCGGAAGTGGTAATACTTGCCCTGACCGTACTTCACGCCGGCGTTGTGAATGTACCCGCCACGACGCACCATCTCAGCCTCGATCAAGAAGCGGTCTTTTGTACGCCACGGTATGGACAGGTAATCGGGGCTTTCATTCATCTTGCGGGAATCCTGCGATGGCCTTTCAATGGGTTCAAGCGTCATGGTCGCCGAAAAGAATCGCGTGGTTGACGGCCTGCTCACCTCTGAAGGGGGTGTAGATAGCGGGTTCTCTCCGTCATTGATTCAACCCAACCAACTGGCTTGGGCGGTGAACACGACTGTCCGTGGAGGTTTTCCTAAGGCGCGGCCAGGGATCTGGTTGAAAGGGTTGACGTTCCCGGACGTCACCGAGGTTTACCAGAACGGGTACTACAACGCGGCCGTCAAAAAAGCGTTCACGGAGGGCTTCTTTCAGGGCTGCGGGACCTACATTTCCGACAACGAAAAACCCTACCTGATGGCCGCAATCGGTGGGAAAATTTTCCAGATAGACATATCCGCTGGATTTCTGGTTCAGGACCTGACTCCGATTGGATTCCAATTCACGGTCAACACCAGAGGCCGGGTCTCAAACGTCGCTACCTACGTTTGCGCTGCATCCCACGGGCTCGCCGCTGGAATGGTCGTGCGACTCCCGGAGCCTGTTGGCGCATCGTTCCCTGAAGGATTCTTTGGGGACTTCGTAGTCGATAGCGTGCCTTCGCCGACGACTTTCACGGTGTACAATCCCGGAGTGGATGCAGGACCGCTGCTTGGACCATTGTTCTTCGGGTACAAAATGGAGACGGAAAGCCCAACGGCTGACCACGTGTTTTTCCAGCAGGCCGAAAACTGGTTGGTTGTCCAAGACCAGCAGAGCCCACCGTACCTTTACAACGGCGGGTCCTTGAGGCGCGCAACTGGCGAAGAGGTTCCAATCGGAGGCCCGATGGCTTACGGAAAGGGGCGCCTCTGGGTTGCCAATGGATCAGAATATTACGGCGGCGATCTGGTGTATGGCGATCCGGCCTATGGGCGCGACAGCGTCATTCGATTCACCGAGAACACATTCCTCAATGAAGGTGGCGCCTTTGCCGTCTCCAATGGCCCGATCACCGGACTGGCGTTCGGTGCCAACTTGGACACGTCCCTGGGAGATGGCGACCTGCTGGTATTCACTCCGACTGCGACCTACGCGTTCAATGCTCCAGTGGACCGCGATGTTTGGAAGGATCTCGATTATCCGATCCAGCGATTCGCGCTGTTGAACTTCGGCTCGTTCAACCATGAGTCGATTGTCCCGGTCAACGGTGACCTGTTCTTCCGAGCGCAGGACGGCATTCGGTCGTTGATCTACGCCAGGCGCGATTTCACCGAATGGGGAAACACCCCTATCAGCCGGCAGGTTGTGAGGGCCTTGGCCTACGACACGGAATTTTATCTCAAGGCTGCTAGCTCCGTGAACTTCGACAACCGGATGCTGATGACCATACAGCCGCAGAAGGTGAACGGTCGCGGCATCGTTCATCGCGGGTTGGTTGTCATGGATTTTGACTTGGTTTCCGGAATGGGCCGGAAGCTGCCTCCCGCTTGGGAAGGCGTCTGGACGGGTGCTGACATTCTCCAGATGGTGACGGTTCGGGTTCAGAAATCGGAACGCTGCTTCTTTTTCGGGCTTAATCAGGGAAAGATCGGCCTCTACGAGGTTACCCGCACTGGTCAGTTTGATTTCGATGGGTTCGATGATTCTCCGATCGAGTGGATCGTTGAAACACGCTCACTCACGTTTGCCGAGCCTGCCAACAAGAAGCGCCTGATGAGCGCCGAACAGTGGTACGATCAGGTCATGGGCAACATCGAAGCCAAGGTCTACTTCAAGGCCAACGAGGGCGAGTGCTGGCATCCGTGGGCCGAGATCAAAGACTGCGCGAAATACCGCAACTGCGAGCCCGGTGAGGTTTCGTGCCCGCCGGCGGTGATCAACTGCCAAGAGGTCAAATACTACCAGCCGCCCGCCCGATCGCGCATTGCCCTGCCACAACCGCCCGACAAGTGCGACGTGCAGACCGGCGGTTTCACTCGCGATGGCTACGAATTCCAGCTGCGTTATGTGAACACCGGCAGGTTTCGCTTGAAGCGAATTGCCATGGTTGCCCAACGTCTCCAGGAGGACATCTACGGCGATCTCAGCCGGGTGGCCTGCCCGTTACTCTCTGCCTAGTATGCCCTCTTCAAACCCAGTTGATTACGGAGCGGATCCCTGCGGGCTACGAAACAGCGCGTGGGCGATCAACGAATGCTTGCTCGCAGCTGGTCGGTGCGATTTCCCAGCCGGCACGTTTCTGCTGGGGTCGAGTCCGGGGGCGAAGATCATCAATCGAATCCGGACTGGTGGCGTGGCGACATTCAACACGTCCACGCCGCACGGGCTTATTGCTAACGAAAAAATCACGCTTTACGGGTTTTCCGATTCAACCTTCAACGGAACAGGCGCCAGCCAGTTGGGCTTTCAGGTTGTTTCGATCATCAACCCCACTCGATTCACGGCAGCAGTTCCCGGCGCCGACACTGGTTTGGTCACTGAAGACGGCTGGATCAACCTAATCGGAGGCGGATACACATCTTCGTTGGTTCTCGGCTACGGACTTGCGATCGACAACGTCGAGTTTGTTGGAAAAGGCATCGGGCAAACGACGCTGAAGTTTGCAAACCATACGTCAACCAAGCGACTCGATACCTACGGATTCAACATCCAGATGATCAAGACGCTGGGGAATTATCCCGGCAATGGCGCGGTTGGAGGTGTTGGAGCATACCCGGGCCGCCCTGTGGATGCGACGAATTGCAAGAACACGCTGATTCAAGGCATCACGTTCGACGGCAACTACACGAACAACTCGGTTGCTGACATCGCAATTACATCCGTTTCAAGGACCGCTGGAGTAAACACGTACACGACCGCTTACCCGCATTTCATAACTGCGGGGGCAACTCCATCGTATGTCCCTCCCGTCGTTCCGTCCCCGTACACTAATGTCAGTGAAATTAATCAGTACATTTCAAATGTAACTATTGGTGGAGTCAGTGACATAAGTTTTAATGGGTACGGTTATGTTCAAAACATAACACAACAAACATTCCAGAGAGATTTTCGAGCGGTAATCATCGGCGGAAGGAACAACGGTTTTGCTGACATCTACACCAAGCACCCGCAATGGAACTTTGGTTTTACGCTTGGTGATACCGTTGTCATTACGGGGATGACCGACCCGGCCTTCAATGGCACAAAAACGGTCGCTGGATTCCTTCCGGGTGGTCAGGAGTTTTATTGTTCTCGCATTACCGCGCCAATAACGCTGCCTGCTCAAAACGGACGCGTCTACTCTCCAACCTACTACCCCGACGTTCCGGCTACCGCGCAAACGACCGCAGGAGTCAACTCCTCCTACACGGTCGCTGGCATCAATCATCGCGGTGAAAACGCGGTGTTCCGTGACAACCAGTTTTACGACTTCGGCGTTGGTATCGCAGATGCCGAGACGTTCATTGCCCTTTCGTTCCTACCGATGACGGTGAACACGGAGACGCAGGGTGCGAGGGTGATCAACAACAAATTCGGATACCAAGGCCGAAACTCGATTCAAAGCGTTCTCTATCCCGGCAACGCAGAGGCCAACACCCAGTGCGCGATCGGCGGCTTTTCGAGCCTTGTGAACCCGATCAACGTGGTTTCCCGATCCGCTGGCGTGGCCACGTACACCTGCGTGATGAAGCACACGTTGCGGGTGGGGGATGTGGTGCCGGTGACGATGGGGAACTACGTCTTTGGAATTGTCTCTGCTCAGCGGCAATCGAATGTCGTTACGTTTACAACATCGCAAAAGCATTTCCTTGCACCTGGAAACACCGTTTCGGTTGATGTAAGCGACAACTCGTTCGACGGATCTTTTGCGGTCGTGAACGTAATCAATGACTTGACGTTCACTGTTGCCCAGGTGGGGGTTGATGTTTTTCCGGCAATCGTGGTGAACGGATACGGTGTTGTAAATCTGGCGCTCTCTGGATCGTTGACGGTCGTATCAACGCCAGATTCTTACCGATTTACTGCAAATATCGCTGGAAACAACATCTCCCCAGGAGCTTACATCGACGGAAGCGTCGAAATGCTTCGCAGCCAGCGGATCCTTGCAGCTGGATGCACCTTCGAGCGCAACGAGGTTCGCGGAGGACCAAACAAGGTCAACCAGCAGAGTCCAGTTCATGCTATCACCGTTCGAGAGACGTTAAACGCCGAGGTTCGCTACAACAATTTCGACGGGTTTACTGGAACCTGCTTCTACGTTGATTCGTACCAGCACTTTGGAACGCGTATTCACAACAACTCAGCGTTGGAGATTTGCGCGTTCATAGCGTTAACCGTGCAGGATTGGTATGAGTTGATCGGGCCGTTGACAGCGAATCCGAATCCGTATTCCACATTGATTTCAGCACACCGCGACATGGTTGTTGAAAACAATGACGTGTTACTTCAAGGGCCGGGAACTTGGTATTACCAGACGGCTTTCGATCCGCTCGACGCTGCGTTTATCGTCCTGAATCACGACGTTGACCGCAGCAAGTGGTACTACCCGACGGACTACCAGATTCCGATCAACCCCCCGTTGGCGTCTCCGGCAGGTGCGTCAAGAGATGGGAGCGGCATTTCAACATTTACAACGCAATCGGCGCACGAACTTCAAGTTGGAATGGAAGTTTCTGTGGTTGGAGTTGCTGACGGAACATTCAATGGCGTTTTTACGGTTCTTACCGTACCAGCTGCAAATCAGTTCACGGTTACAAATCCAGGTGCAGTCACCGCATCTGCGGGCGGCTTCGTTGGCATTAACCTCCCGGTGAAATTCCCCTGGGAAATGCTGCCCATCGCCTACCAGCGGACATCAAACGTCGCGACGTTCACCACGAACAAGGCGCATCACCTGTCCATCGGGGATCACGTGACGACCGAGGGTTTCCTCAACACCAGCTTCAACGACGAAAACATCGTCACTGGAACGCCGACCCCGACCACGTTCACCTGCGCAAATGTCGGCCCGGACGTGGCGTTTACATCGGCAACCGGCAACTTTTTCCGGTACGTCAGCAACATCCAGATCACGTGCAACACTGTGCGTCGTTTGAGCGGGCAGGATCTTGTTCGCAACAACGGCGGCCGGTTTGGCGCATCGTTCCTGGCTGGACGGCCAGACCGGTGCGTTGCGCCGCTGGATCAATTTTTCTATTTCGATTGCCCGGGAGGGTGTCTCGATCTTCAATGCGACCCCGGCCCGTGTAAGCCAGACGATTACAGCTACCGAATCTAGCCATGCCAACGATTGACATCACAGCTGGAGAGCTTCCCCCTCCCCAGTGCTACGCCAGCGAACAAGATCGGCTGGAGGCGTATGCGGCCGCATTGATTGCCCAGCAGACGGTCGCGCCGGAGTGGGAGGCTAACGCGGTTTCACCGCCCGCAGGATCCCCGCTTTATTGGCTCAGGCTTGATGCCAACGCAAACCCTATCGAGATCCTGAAGTACAGCGCCACGGCCCCGGCCGGCTGGGCGCGGGTTCAGACGCAGTTTACATACGGCGTCGGTGGCGGTGCAGCTAACGCCTACACGGTGACGCTGAGTCCCACTTCGCCAGGTGTGAATCAGGCTTATCGAACCGGTGTGTGCTACGCGTTCATCGCTCCCGCTGCAAACACCGGCGCAACCACGATTGACGTTGATACACGTGGGGTTAAGGCGATCACGAAGTTTGGCACCATTCCGCTGGTCGCCAACGACATCGTGGCAAACCAGATGTGCGTTGTGGTCTACGACGGCACGCGTTTCCAGCTGCTGAATCCCGGATTAAACGTTGGTCCGGTAAACTTTTCGCCCGGAACTGATCGCCAGTTCCTTCGGACCAACTCGACGCCGGCGACGGTTTGGGAGTCGGGGTACATTACGCCAGTGGCGAGTTATCTGGCGATTCCAGCGGCGGGAGGCACAGCGTCATTTTCACACGGAATGAGCGTTCTTCCGTTGTCTTGGTCAATCGGTATTATTTGTATAACAAATGATACTGCTAACCCGGGTGACAGCCAATACGAGGTTGGTGATTTTATACCTGGAAATGATTTGCTGTTCAGCACATCAGAAAGCCTGTTTACAACATACGCAAACTCAAACGTAATTGCGATGGTTAGATTTAACGGAGCGTTTGCAATATACGTTCGCAAGAAAAATTCCGGCGATCTAGGTTTAATCACCGAAGCCAAATGGAGAGTCATGGCCCGAGCCATCCGCTAACATGAGAAAAACCCTCGCCCAAGCCAAGAACTCCACGATCGCACAGGCTGTTGGTCTGGCCACCTGCGACGAGCGTTTCGTCCAGCTGCTGAACGAGGCTCAAGCGCGGCTTGCCGACATGGGCAAGTGGTGGGGCACGTACAAGAAGCTCCGCATCTGCGTCACCGCCGGCTGCATCACTTGGCCTCGCGAGGTTAAGACGATCGAGGCGATGAACGTCTGCGGGTACAACATCCCGATCCAGAACCAGTGGTACGAGTTCCAGACCGACGAACGGGCGCCGCGCACCGGTTGCGGCCGTGAGGGCTGCGAGCAAGACCAACTGCTGGATCGCGGTATGGTCACGCAGTATCGGGATTCGATCGAGACCTGCTATTTTCAGGTGGCACCAGAGCTAGCAGCTGATGCTGGCAAACGTGTCCTGCTTCAAGGGATTGATCCGGTAACCAATGAGGCCATTCGGACCTACGACACCGTTTCCGGAGAGTATGTGTGGGGTGAATACGTCACTCTGCCAAACCCCAACATCACTCCGTTTGTCCAGACAACGAAGCAATTCAAGAAGCCTGGACTCACCGGCGCCCAGAAGCCGCTGACTCAAGGAAGGCTGTACATTTCGACCTACAACGGTACTGTGACCACGGAAGTCGCACTCTGGGGTCCCAGCGAAGAAAACCCCGAGTACCGCCGGACCTACCTGATCGGGATGCCCGAGGTCTGCGGTGGAACCTCCGGATGCAACGCGCAAGCGGAGAATGATTGCATCGACCACGGCGACGGATGCGTGCCTCCAGATGAGGAATGCACCAACACGGTAGTCGAGGCGATCGTGCGCCTGGAGTTCATTCCGGCTATCGTTGACTCCGATTGGCTGTTCATCGGCAATCTCCAGGCGATCAAGCACATGATGAAGGCCATCCAAAAGGAGGACCGGAATCAGTACACCGAGGCTGAGCGCGAGATCCAGTTGTCCCTGCGATCCCTCAGAAACGAACTAGAGGCCTACAGCCCCAACGAGCGCAGCGTGATCAACGTGCAGCCGTTCGGATCGGCCAAGACTGAATTCATCTTCGGTGGATTTATCTGATGACCGAAGAGCTTCCAGTTGTAGTGCAGCCGGTGACGTGGTTGGACATCCTCACGGATAAAACCATCACGTTCGACGATCGTTTGGACAGATGGGAAGCGTTCGTATCAAACCTTCCGCCGCAGGAGTGTCCGCTGAAGCACACGTTCCCGGAAGGGATGTACGTGCGCGAAATCTTCATGCCGGCCGGTTCGATCGTCACCAGCCGCATCCATAAGTTCGACAACCCGTTCTTCATCACCAAAGGCAAGGTCACGGTGGTCAGCGAGAACGAGGGGTGCGTGACGTACACGGCGCCATACTCCGGCATCACGAAGCCCGGAACCCGTCGGGTGCTGCTGATTCATGAGGACACTGTTTGGACCACGGTTCACCTGAATCTTGATAACAAGAAGGATCACGAAGAGCTTTTGAACGACCTCACATACGTGAGGCAAAACCAATACTTACCATGTCATTCGTAGGAACAGCCATCGGTTTGGGCGCCGCCGGTATCGTCACGTCAGGCGTCGGAATGGGCCTTCAAGCATCGTCTGCTAGCTCAGCCCGAAAACAAGCCAGACAGGCAGCTGAGACGCCGGGACTCGATCTTGCTTCTTTGGTCGGAGAATCTGAACAGCTGGCGCCACGGACACGTGAACTTGAAGCGCAGCGCAATCAGTTTGCCCGCGCCCAGCTTCTGGAGTCCCTCGGCATTCAGATTCCCGGTTATCAGGAAGGGCAGTCCCAACGCACTCAGAACGCGCTAGCACTACTTCGCGGAGAACTACCGGCCGATGTCGCGGCGCAGGTTCAACGGCAGGCTGCTGGACGTGCGCTCTCTGGAGGGTTTGCCGGCAGTCAGGCCGCCAGAAATCTGACGGCACGCGATCTTGGCCGCACGTCCTTGGCGTTGCAGCAGGCGGGAGGTCAGCAGTTTGCCAACATCCTTGGCACTACGCCGTTGGCACCAGTTGCGAATTACGAGTTCACCCCGCAGGACATCACTCGCCTCCGTGAGTCAGAACGCATCTCGCGCATGAACGCGTTGGCCGGCGTGGCATCCATGCCAAGTGCTGGTGGTGTTGTTGGCCAAGGCCTCGGCTCACTTGGATCCGGATTGACCAACCTTGGATTCGCTCAATTGGGGGCACAGTACAAAACCCCAACAGGCGGCGAAAGCGATCTGGTCTCGACTCAACGCAAACTCATGGGAGGCTAATTTATGGCAAACCCCTTCTCAGGACTCGAAAACATCGGGCAGTCGTACCTCGCAGGCGTGCAGCTGGCGAATCAACGCCAGGCGCGTGAGGAAGCAGCGGCGCAGCGGCAGGAAGAGGCGCGGATCCGGCAGGACTACTACAACCAGCTGGGTATCGAACGAAGGGCTGCACTCGATGAGCGCATCAAAGCTCGTCTCGATGCTGCGGCGGGACAGTTTGGTCAGGATCTTGTGCTGAATGCTCAGGGAGAACCTGACTATGCAGGGTCTGCTTTGAAACGCGATCAGCGCCTTCAAGAAGAGCAACTAGCCGCCGCAGAGGGAGAGCTTGGTGCTTTGTTTGGAACGCAAGCACCGCTATCACCAGAGGTCATTGCAAGCCCAGCCTATCAGACTGGAAAAATTCGCGGCACGGCGAAACGATTAGCCCAGGAGAAGGATCTGACTGCGGCGATGATCCGGCGCGGGTTTATCCCTGCCGATCAAGAGCAGGACCGCGAGCTTCCAGACGAAGTCAAAAACCAAATCGAAGACATTTCGACTCCTGACATTTTTTCTGGCGAGGTCCCTGTCACTGCTGCGCCCACCCGTCCAGGCGCGCCCATGGGTGGTGGCCAACGAATGTTGTTCGGTGGGAGACAGTGGATTGCTCCTACGCCTACGCCTAAGAAGGCGGAGAAGGCGGGGAGTATAAAATATACGCGTCCCAGCGGTGAGGAGGTTGAACTTTACCTCACGCCAGAAATGGCCCTCGAGGAACAAGCCAAACGCCTTGCATCTCCTGATAAGGAGCCAGACTTGTTTGCTGACATCGACGCTGCGCAACAGCAGCTGAAAAAGCTGCGCGTTGGTGGCCAAAAAGAGTTCAACCTCAAACGCCTTGATGACGGCACCGTCAAAGTCGTTCCTGACGAAATGTTTTCAATCGGCAGAACTGCCGCTGAAATCCAAAAAGACCTGGAACTTGAGCGCAAAAACCGGGAGCAAATACTGAAGGAGTCTAAAACAATGCCTGGCCCTGAAGCTGGCATCCAACAAGGGACCAATCGAGTTCCTTCAGTTGCACCAAACCGCGTCATAGACTACCGGCAAATTCCGGGATTACCTCGAATTGGGAGGGCTTCGACCAACACTCCAGTGGTTGCCACGCCTAGGATGGCGGTGAATTCGCTTCAGCCGGCAAGCCCTGATTCAAGTGAGTCGCTTTCCGAACTGGATCCAGAAGAACTCAGACAGGCCTTGCTTGAAGCTCGATCCGCCGGGATTGATCCAGCTGCGCTTGGGCTTGAACTCAGAGGCGCTTTGAATCAAGCCGGGGTTCCAACCGCAGCTGGAACTAACTCCCTGCCATTGGGATTGTCTCAAGAACAGTTTGACGCAATTCTGAGTTTGCCGCGGGGCCGTGCGCCCGTGGAACTTTAACCTACCATGGCAATCGAGATCGACTTTGGACGCGAGCTTGGCCGGCTGGCGTTTCCTGACGACGTTACTGACGAACAAGCTCAGTCTTACGTCCGCGAGAATTACCAAGCGATCCGACAAGGTTTGCTGGCGCAGCGTCAGCAGGAAATGGCCGATGAGACCTCTCAGCTGGAGGCGGCAAAATTCCGCGCTGGTGAGTACGGCACACTGGAGACCTTGGGCGGTCAAATCGCGGAGTTGCCAAAGGCTGCTTTAAGCGGTCTCGGCCAAGCGGCGAAAGGCTTCGCACGGGTCTTTGAGGCCGGCGATCCATTCACTGAATTAACCGTGCAAGAGCAGCGACAGATGGCTGCCCGAAGCCCGGTGACCGCAGCTGGCGAGAGTTTGATTTCAGCCGGCGAGGCAATGCCTTCGCTGCCCGGGGTTCAAGAAACCATTCCGGCTCAAATCTCTGGCGGCATCGGCAGTACGCTGTCCGTGCTTCCAGGTGCGTTGGTTGCTGGGCCTGTCGGCGCCGGCGCTCTCTACGGCTTCTCAGCAGGTGAAGCTGGAGCCGAAGATGCCCGTCGCGTAATCAACCGACGCATTGCCGAGCGACTGGCTGCGGGTGACACGCAGGGCGCCAACGATCTTCAGGCCCAAGCATCGCAACTGGAATCCCAAGCATTCGCGCTGAATGCTCCTATTGGTGCCGTTTCGGAAGGCACGTTAGGTCTTGCTGGCAAACTGCGATACGGACGCAAATCCATCGGCGGCGTTGGTGAGCGGCTTGCCGAGCGACTGGTTCCGAAGGCTGCTAGCGTCCGCACTCAGAACATGATCCGAGGCGGCATAGAAGGCGCTGTCACCGAGGGTCTTCAAGAATCTCTCGAGCAGACCATGGGCAACATGGCTGCCAAGGTCACATACGATCCCGAGCGCGGCATCATGGATGGTGTCGCTCAGGCTGGTTTCATCGGTGCTGCGACTGGTGGTTTGGTCGGTGGTATCGTTGGCTCCGAGCGGAATCCGAATCTCGCCACTGCAAATGCAGTCGCCGAAGCCACGGGCGCTGATCCTGCCAACCCGTTGCCCCGTTCTGCGGCCACCGTGTCCGGCATCGAGGATGGTGCTCAACCCACCGGCCCGATCGAAATCGAGCCCGAGATCACGGCAGAGGATGTCCTACGGATGTCCCAGGAGGCCGGGATTCCGATGCCGGAGGAGCAGGCACCCGCACCCGCGCCGGCACCGCAGGCTGTCGTGACTCCCGCGCCCGCCCAGGCCGCCCCGGAACCCGCGCCCGCCCCGGCACCCGCCCCCGCCCCCGCCGCACCCGTCGATACCGAAACCGGCCTGACTTCCGACGAGCAGGACGAACTCGACCAGTTGATCACGGCCGAGGACGCCGGACTCCTGAGCGAGGAAGGTGCTATCACTCTCGCGGCCTATCGCGCCCGCTTGGGCACCGAGCCGGCTGCAATCCAAACCCAACCCACACCCAGTGCCGTTCAAGAACAAGTCCCAGATGAAGGCGTGCTACGCCGAGAAGAACCGCAACCCCCAGTCGAAGTGGGACTGCGACAAGTGGATCAAGGAGGGCGGCCTGCCGAAGTCGGAGGGGCCGAAGCCGAAGTCACCCCGGAAGAAGTACAGCAAGTAAAAGCGGAGGTGGTTCCGGCGCCTGCGCTTTCACCCGCTCCCACTCCCGTCCCTGTCACCCCAGCTGCCCAATCCACAAAGCTCCCCAAGGATCTTGCTGGCGCCAAGCCGCGCTACAACGTCTCGATGGATGCGTATCTTCCGAGGTTTGACAGCGACTTCGATCTTGCTGCGTTCATCGTGACGCAAGCGAACCCGTCTAAGCGCGATGCAGACTACTTGAGCTGGGCAGTCGAGCGATCTGGAATGACTCCGGAGGAAGTCCGCAAACACGGTCTCAAGGTTCGCGCTGAACTCAAGAAGCTAGCATCCCAAACCAAGGGCGGAACTTCTCAGAAGCCGGCCACGTTGACCGTTCCGTCGGTATCAATTTCGATGCCGGAGGTGCAGGTTACGCCGACTCCGGCACCTGCGCCTGCGCCTACACCTGCACCGGCTCCAGCGCCCACCCCGGCAAAACCTACCCCAGCACCTCAAGCCGATCCCAACGAAAAGCTCGCCGCATTCATCGAAGATGTAGATGGCGCGATTACGAATCTCGAATCGCCGGCCAAGCTGCGTGCGATGGTCAAGAAAGCCGTTGCTGCCGGTTACATCACAGCCAGAGATGCCGCTGAGATCGCCAGCGTTCAGAAGTCCATGGGAAGCGCCGAGGACACGACTGATGCCTTCGGTGAATTTGCTGGTTACCTGAGCATGGAGTTGGAGAAGCGGAGGAAGGTTCCCGCGCCGGCACCGGTTGCTGCACCTACGCCCGCTCCTGCACCTGCACCCGCTCCAGCTGCGCCCGCTCCTGCCAAGAAAGCCACCAAAGATCCCGCGACCATGACGGCCAGCGAGATCAACAAAGAGTTGGATCGCTTGGACGCCGAAAGCTCTGCCATCACTGATGAGCTTATTGCAGTAGGTCGTGGGTCAGAGTTGACTTCGGAAACCCTCAAAGGAAGTGATCCAATTTCATTGAGGGCTCGCGCAAACTTTGATCGTCGATCAGACCTTCGTCGCGAGATTTCATCCCGGTATGGCCCGAACGCTCCGAGTCGTTTGCCGGCTGGTCAGAAAGGTTTTGGGCCAAGAAAGACGGCCGCCCAATCTGCCATCGACGCCATCGACAAAGTCAGCAAAGGCCTGTCGGAAAACCAATACTCAGACCCGCTGTTCCTAACGCCGCTGGCGAAGCTAGCACTGCAAATTGCCAAGGGTTTAATCCAAGCCGGCGTTGCGGTAGATCGGGCGATCCGTCAAGCGATCGCGCAGGCTAGACAGCAGTTTCCGAATGATCCTGCCAACGACACTCAGCTGGAAGATCGTCTGATTCGTGATGCTGAATACACAGCTGCTGTTGCCAGTGGCGACATGGCTAAGGCTCAGCGGATGGTTGATGAGGCTGCGGTCGCATCTGGTGCATACCGTGGAATCGGAAAGCGGCTGTCCGATTGGGCTAGGAATGATACCGACGAAGCCACTCGCCGGGTGCGATTCACGAATCCATCAACGGGAGAACAAGCGACCTTTGGAGATGTTATCTCCGATCTGCAATCAATCTCGGATGAGGCTGCGCCAGAATACGTTCGATGGCTACAAAGCATTCCGAACAAATCTACTGCGACTGCTGACATTGTCTCCGACATTACCTGGATTTCCCGATTAGAGGCTGCGGAGACGCAGGATGATGCGGGGAATCTAATTCCGCCTTCACAGCGATTCCAATCAACGAAGGCCGTTCAACCCGACCGGGTCGAAGCCATCCTCAAGAAGGTAATCGCCGCTACCGATCCCCGTGGAAAGGCGTTCGAGGCCGTGGCTGCGTTGTCGAACTTCGTGGTTTTCCAAGCCTCGAAGATCGCGCTGCGTATCTATCAGTCCACCAAGTCATGGGTCGCAGCACGCAATGCTGGCATGGACTACATCAAGTCCCACGTCCAGCTGAGCAATGAAGCGGAGACTGCCGATAACTTCGAGGAGTACATCAAGGCTTTCCCGAACCAGGAGATTCCTGCTGGCACACCTGAGCGTCCGCAGCCGCCGAATCCCGCCGAGCGCGTCGAGTCGCGGGGCCTGTTCGTCGGCGACATCGAACGTGATACCGATGAGAACTGGGCATCCGAGGCGAGAAAGTGGGTCGATTTCTACAAAGGCAATTTGGAACGCGCCTTTCAGGTTGTCCTCACCGCAGACATTGATAACGCATTCAAGGAATACATTCTTGGGGAAATCATCCAACGCAACCAGTTGGACATCGCCCGAGGCAAGGGTGACGTCGAAACAATGCGAGCGTTAAACCTTGAGAAGCGACTGGCGGATTCAGCGAAATCGCTTGGTGCTGTTACCGCTAAGGCGATGGCAGCACGCAGGCTCGCCCAGGAACGTTTCTGGTGGGCTCAGCCGGCTATGATCCTTCGCAACCTGATTCGCAAACGTCAGGATGAGTTGATTCCGTTTGCCAAGATTGAGTCTGAGCAGGTGCGTAAATGGCTTACTGAATCAGGTCGCGAGGCTGTGAACCAGATTCGCGAGGCCATGAAGAAGGCGGATGCTGTGTTTGCCCGCGAGTTCCGCAAGATCAAACAGGTGCCCGGCGAGCCCGAAGGTCCTCCCATCGAGATCAAGTGGCAGGACATCCTTACTAAGGCTCTGGACACTCAAGGTTCAGTGCGGCAGAAGATGCTTCAGGTTATCCTGGCTGACCCGCGCCTGCGTAACCTAAGCCCTGCTGGCATTGCGGAGATCACTAACCTCCTGACCAACGCTTGGGAAACGAAGCGGAATCAAATCTTCAGGGCTGAGTTCCAGAAGAAGGTGCCGCTGCCGAACGTCAAACCCGATGTTCGCGAGAAGCTCTTCCGCTCTCTACCTCGCATCCTGAAGTACGCCAACATTGCCAGGGCTACCCCGGGTAGTTTCTCGATTCAAGACGGCCCTGATACGTTCCTGCTGTGGAATCAGGCATTTCGAGACGCAGTGGCGCCGGAGTTTGGTGTCGCTGAGATCAACGGCGCCACGGCCCGTAAGATTACCGACCTAGCCCAGAAAGCGCAGGCTCAAAGCGGCGTCAATCGCAACGAGATCATCCAGCAGATGTTCCGCCTCATGGCCCGCGAAGGCGGTGTGCGGTTCTCTGATGCACTGCGTGATTACTGGTACGCTGCCGTGCTATCAGGCGTTCGCACGCAGGTGGACAACGCGATGAACGTGTTCAACGGATTCCTTAACACAGCCATGTTTGCTGGCATGGCAAAGAAGGATGCCGGCTTTGTAGCCTACTCCGCGCTCAAGGGTCTCGATGAAGGCATCCGCGACTTCTGGCCCATGCTCTGGCGTGGCGAGCTTTACCGCTCTGTCAACTTCAACCCTGACCAGCCGGGAAGCGCACTTGAAGGACTAGGTCAGTCTCGCAATTTGTTTGCCAAGGGAATCAGTCAGTTCAAGTACGTTGGCCGACTCATCAACGCGCTTGATCACATGACTGCGCTGATGTCTGACTCAACCGCCAAGGCATACGCGTTACGCAAGTTGTACGGCCCGGAGGTTGCGCGTCGGTATCTCACTCCGTCGAAGGAGGCGGTCGCTGCGGCGCGAGCGCGAGCCATCGCCGAAGGCACCCGCCCTGAACTCGTCAACAAGCGCACCCGCGAAATCATCCAAGAGAAACTGCCCGTCGAAATCTTGCTGACCGCGAAAGATATTCGCGAGATGACCACGTTTACTGAAACGCCTCAGGGAATCCTTGGGAGTTTGTACCGTGGTCTCGATCAAGCGGCTCAGGGCAAGACGCTTTACAAGGTCCTGTCGGGAACGAACTTCCTGCGGTTCGCAGCAAACTCTGCAAACGAAATTCTGAACTTCGCTTTCCCAGTTGCGTTTATTCGGTACTACCAATCCGCACCTGGAAGGTCAGAAGGCGAATACGGTCTGAAGTTTTCCGAGTCGCGCCGCGACCTTCTCTTAGCGAAGGCAGCATTTGGAACTGCGCTTGGCATCTATGCTGGTGCCTTGTTCCTCGGTGACGATGACAAGGAAGAGGATCGAAACATCGACATCACTGGGTCGTTTAAGTCTCTCGATCCGAACAAACGCAAGCAGCTGCTAGCAGAAGGCCGGCAGCCGTATTCCATTCGATTCGGCAATACCTACGTGTCCTACCGCCAGCTGGGATTCGGTGGTGTGCTTGCGACCATCGGTGAACTCCGCGATCGCCAGTTGTTTTCCCCGGATAAGTGGTCCGAGGAAAACATCATCGAAAAGATCCTGGATGGCGCCGCAGCTGGAATGTTTATCGTCAAGGACTCGACCGCGATCTCTGGTCTGACCGAGCTTCTGGGCTTTGCCAACGCCTACAAGTACGACACCGACGAGTTCATCGAGAAGTCATTCCCGCGCTACGTTTCGCGCCTAGCAGGGTCTTTGGTTCCCAACATCTTGAAAGAAGTCGATGCGTGGTCTGATCCGTCGATCTTTAAGACTGAGGCTGGCAACTTCGGATACGAATACTTCCTTCAGCAGGTGCCGTTCGGCCGTCGCGACATCGGGCCGGGTCCGATCCTTAACGTGCTGGGTGAGCCGGTTAAGGTTGAGCGGTATCCGTGGAGTCGATGGGCCAAGGAACGGGAAGAGGATCCCGCCTGGACCACTCTTGGTAAACTCGCCAGCCGGGGCGTGTTCATGCCGACGCCTGCCATCACCGTGAAGGTCAACGAGAACGGCACTCGCCGCGAGATGACCCGCGAAGAGAAATACGCGTACCAACGGGCCGTTGGTCAGGGTTATCGCAAGTTCATCGAGCAGAATTCCAAGCGTCTGCTGGCACTCCCGCCTGCCGAAGCAGCGGACTTCATCGACAAGAACGCAGACCGCATTCGCCGAAATGCCAGAACAAATCTGAAAAATTCGTTCTGATTACGCTAGACACGTGACGTCAGTTGCTATACGGTGACTGACGTATGAGCAACCTACAAGTCGCAACAACACAGCAATCGCAACCTCTCAGCGCCTTCTCTTCGGAGAACGCGTTCGTGTCCGTCCAACGCATGGCCAAGGCCCTTGCGTCCAGCACGCTCGTTCCCGATTCCTACCGGGGCGAGGCTAACCTCGGCAACTGCATCATCGCGCTGGAACTCAGTCAGCGCATCGGCGCCTCGGTCATGGCCGTCATGCAGTCGATGGTTCCAATCCACGGCAAGCCCACGTGGTCTGCCTCGTTCCTTATTGCCACGGTCAACAGCTGCGGTCGGTTCTCCCCGATGCGTTTCCGCTGGGTCGGGAAAGAGGGGACAGATGACTGGGGCTGCCGCGCTTTCGCTGTCGAGCGCGAGGGCAACCTCGAGCTTGTCGGCGCTCTGGTGACGATCGCCATGGCCAAGGCCGAGGGTTGGTATTCCAAGAATGGATCTAAATGGAAGACCATGCCGGAGCAGATGCTTCAGTATCGCGCAGCTGCGTTCTGGTGCCGCGCCTATGCGCCGGAGATCGCGCTGGGTATGCACACTTCGGAAGAGATCCACGACACTCAGGTGGCCCAACAGGTCGTGCAGCCGTCTGTCGCTACCACCGTGACCAGTTCCGTTGTGGACGTGACCCCGAATCCGCCCGAACCGAAACCCCGCAAGAAGAAGGTCGAGCCAGAAGCCATCGCGGTCGCTGAGCCTGTGCCTGTGCCTGTGCCTGAACCTGAACCTGCGCCGGCTCCCGAGCCTGAGCCCGCACCGGTCGAGGCTCCTGCCACCCCGGCACCGCTGCCCGAGTTGGTTGAAGAAACCGTCGAGTCCACGCTGGCCTCGGTTGGTGCGACCTACGAGCAGCTGGTGAAACTCGCCACCGAACTGAACTGGTGGCCGACGCCCGAGGCGTACCCGACGGCGAATGATCTGACTGAAGACCTGAAGAAGTGGGTGATCCGCAACAAGCGCGGTATCGGTCGGGCAATGATGAAGGCCGGAGGTGCTCTGTGAATCAAATATCACTGCTAGGGCAATGTTTTCACACGTTTTCCGAAAATGGCAAATTGGAGTGGCAAGGAGTTGTCATTGGGAACCCGGAACCAGGGTGGTATCTGGTTCAACTTTGTGAATGGTTGTTTGGAAATGCGAGTAATCGGCGCATCGTCAGGATTGAAGAAATGAGTAAATGGGTTTTTTACAAGGATAGTGAGCAGATGAATGAGGCTTACGACCGTAAGTATTCAGGAGAATTGTAACATGAAACTTATCCACCCCATCGACGTACACACGTATCGCCAACACCCGGCCATCAACATCTCCAGTCTCAAGGCCTTCTCCCGCTCACCGGCGCACGCCATGGTCGGCTTTGAGGAAGAGAAGGAAACCACGGACGCCATGAACATCGGCAGCCTGCTGGACCACAAGGTCCTCGGCACGCCGTACCTCTGGACCACGTCGCCATTCGATGACTACCGGACCAAGGAGGCACGCAGCTGGAGAGACGAGCAGGAGGCCCGAGGCGTCACCGTATTCAAGCAGGACGCAATCGAAACCGTCGAGCGCATGGTCGAGGCCGTTCGCGAACACCCGGTTGCCGGCCGCCTACTGGCGGAACCGGGCAAAGCGCAGGTCGGGATGTTCGGTGAGTTCGATTCCTGCGAACGCAAGGGCCTGATCGACTGGTTGCCCAACACGACCCCGGTAATCGTGGACTTGAAGAAATGCCGCGATGCTAGCAAGGCCGGGTTCCGGCGCCAGATTGGCCAGCTGCGCTATGACGTGCAGGCTGCCTACTACCGTGACCTGTACCGGGACATCACCGGCGAGACACGCGCATGGCAGTGGATCTGCGTCGAAGACCAAGCGCCCTATGCGGTCGCTGTGTATCAGCTGGACACCGAATCCTTGGACAAGGGTTCTAGCACGTGGCAGTCGTGGATCCGCCAGTGGATGATCTGCGAAGACACCGACAGCTGGCCCGGGTACCACGGCGACTCCATCCAGATCATTCAATCCCCAACCTGGATCCTCAAAGATGAAACTCTCCCGTGAAGCCATCGAACGTGTGATCGGGAAGCAGCCACCGGTTCCGATTATCGAAGAGCAACCCAGCGGCACCTGGAGGCAGATGACCGATGACGAATGCAAATCGATCATCGAGGCCAAGCGCAAGAATCCGACGTACACCTATCGTGAGTTAGCGAAGAAATTCAAACGGTCGCACAGTGTAATCTGGAACGTAATCAATGGAGGTAAATCGTGAATGCACTCATCTCAAACGCAGTCGCCCGTGGGTGGATCAGTTTCCCCGATCCAGTTGCGGTGCCAGCACGGGCACCGGTTCCGGTATTCAATGCCAGACGCGCCTGGAAATTGTGGAACGAAGGTCAGAGCTTGGCCTACGTGGCGAAGGCTATCGGCGTGAAGAAGCGCGCCGTCTGGGCGATCATTAAGGAGGGACGGCCGTGAGCGACCAAGACACAATCCGCATCACGTTCCAAGGACTGCTGTCGATCTATCTACCCGAGAAGACGATGATGGAGGTCTACAATGCAACCGAGCTGTGCTGCCGTCGCAATGGCTGGGGAATCGCAATCAACGAAGAGAACACGCTGGACTTTGTGGAGATGCAACGAGTGGAGGAATCGAAATGAGCGATACACCGAGGACGGATGAGTCGTATAGCATTGATGATCTACGAAAAGTAGCTCAGGACATCGAACGCGAACTTAACCGAGCGTGTGGGATGTACAGGAAGCTTGATATTCACGCTCTTGATCTGGTTGATAGGATAATACGGTTGGAGGCTGCGGGGGATGCAGTCGAAAAAAAACTTGGATGCGGGTGTGGATGCTATGGTCTTTGCAAAGTTTGCCAGAGCGCATCCGAGAACTGGCGCAAAGCCAAGGAGGCCAAGCCGTGAGCGACACGCCCATCTCAGACAGCACCGCTCACAACGTAGCCGATCTGGGAATGCTGTGCAGGAGGTTGGAACGCGAACTTACCGCGTCCAACGCAATCATCCGTCAGCAGCAATTGTTGGATGAACAAAACCTACAGCTTCAAGAGCGCATCAAGCGGCTGGAGGAGGCGGGGGATTTGATGGTGCAGCATTTTTACACTGACGAACCACGTTCCGAAATGTGGGAGAAAGCCAAGGAGGCCAAGCTGTGAGCGCAATGAATTGTATTGGAAAGATACTCAAACGGTTTCTTGGAATTGCGTGTTCTCATTATTGGCAACCGCTAAA